ATAACCCAATCACCTATGCTATGGTGGTGAGATGGTAGACTAGCTTGTCTTTGGTATGGATAAGATAGGTAGTTAGGGTTAGCTTTTACTGGCTGAGGTTTCATCCAGCTGCCATTACTATACCATACACCATCACTCCAATTACCTTTAGTCTCATTCATTATCTTATAGTTACCATGTCTATCTAAGAATACTAGCTTACTATAACCTATAACATTCTCAATGAGCTCAACCATAGGGTCATCAAACAAACTGTTGTTACCATGCTTGGATACTATCTTCTGAAGGATAGATTCATTAAACTCTATGGTGTCTGATTTAATATTGCTACCGTAACCAGAGATAATACCATTATGAATAAACCCAAGACTATTATTAACAAGAAATGGGTGGCAATTATCTTTATCAATTGGACCATGTGTCTTGATACGAAAGTGTATAAGAGCTTGCTTATCTCCATGTGGTTTATATTCCTTATAGAATTCTTTGAATGTAAAGTATCCTTTCTTTACTATTAGTTTTTTATCTTCAGCATACATAAACCCTGCACCATCTGGGTTAGCGTCGTAACATCTACGAAGTGTAGACTTACTAATCTTTTTGTTAGCTGATTTCATTATTGCTATGCACATATTGTTGACTCCTTTATAAATGTATTTAAAATATCATATGAATTATTTCTTGTGTTGTCTAACCAATTACAGAATGATTCATAGTGTGTCTGTTTCCTCAATGAAACACTGTGTTGAGCTGGCTTACAATACTCAACCATTGCCTTAACGAATTGCATTCGTATCATGAACTCCATCTTGTTTGCTGGAGTTGCAAAGATTCTTAACTCTATAGTCTTTCTGTTATTAACATTGACGTAATTGTATCTACCATATGAGTAATCATTGACTGCTTGATTGTATGGTACTTTTAAGTCATATGATACATCACCTTTCTGATACTGTGTATCTTGTCTACCTGCCATAAGATGTACAAACTTCTTATTATCTGCACGATTAAAGAACTCTGTAAATTTACCAGCACCTAGATAACTAAAGGCAGTACGACTGATATGAACATGCATACCACATGATACATGAGGATGTATATGTTCTGGTAAATCATCAAGGAAACTAGATAGTCTATTGATGTGTGTCCAATAACCTGCTGGTCTAGTAACTATCTCAAATCCATTACGAATACTACCATCATCCTTCATAAGAGCATGACCTTTAAGCTTATCTCCTGTATACAATCTGCCACCCTTAGGTTTGTCAGCTTGATACTCTAACTCAACACCAAAGTAAGGCTCACCTTGTGGTTTACTTCTATCAAAGCCAAGAGTATCTTCTACTCTATGAGAGTAATTATGTATACGATAGTCTCTACCAATACATTCTACACACTCACCATCTCTTGTCTCTTCTTCTACACATTTAGAATTACAACCAAGACATCTAATAATAGTAACAGTTCTACTATCATAACATGAACCATCAATGAGTATCTCATTCTCTTTTAGCCAATGTGAATTCTCATACTTATAGCCATAGTCTTCCATGTTAATGTCTTTACTACGATAACATCTTACACCTGATATGTGAGTGTACTCTAAGAAATCTCTTGGTTTAATGACCTTAGTAATAGGACACTGATGTAAAGCACCATTGTTTAATAGGTAAGCTCTCATGTCATCTAGTGTATCAGTCTCAAACAAATCTGATTGTTTATCTTCTATATCTTTACGCAATTCATTAAGACATGTAATAGTATGACATGACTCTGATGCAAACCCATTAAGTCTAGTGATAAGATGATTCTTAAATCCTCTAACTAAATTACCATTAGAATGTCGTAACTTAAGTGGCTTCATTAAATAGTATAACACATCAAAGACACCATTACTATTAAGATAGTTAGCACAGTCTTTTGGACCATACTTTCTAAATGCATCACGCTTGTAACTGTATAAATGCTCATCATTCCATGATAATAAACAGATTTGATTCCTACTTTCCAGCTGTCTCTGAACATCACATGCTACTGATAACAATTTAAATACAGGTATATCAATGTAACGCACATCATTATAATCATCTGGATTCTGATAACTATAATCTCTAGTCTGTCGTATACTACGGATAATATACAAATCATCAGTAATGAATTTCTGGTCACCATCTCTGACTATACTGTCAGGATTAGTAACAGAAAACTCACGACTAAATTTGAGTTGACTTATCTGTTTCATATAATTCTCCTATAAATATTAATAAAATTCCCTTTCTTACCTCTAACCAGCTCCTCTAGTGCTATAAAATACCCCTATTCTCATAGTCTATCTTCACCTTCAACATTCTCTTGATACGCTTAACTAATAAATGTTTAGGTAATGATTCCCTATGAGGAAACTTCTTGTACAATAGAATATAATAAGAACAAAATAGTTCATTAAGATACTCTTTGTTATACTTTTCTAATTTTAAAATCATAATAAAAAAAATCCCTATAAAATAGATGACCGACTCCCGAATTGGTATGTCTTATACATTAACACAACATGGGTTATCGTTGTGAATATTTAAGCTTTTGATCTTATTAGTCAGGATATTACTCTTAGAGCCAAGACGATCTTGCATTATGTCTTGGTTTTGATAGGTCAGACGCTGTTTGGGTTTGTCTGCCATCAAAGTATAGCCTGGGTTTTACTACTATCATAACTTATAATCATTAGCACGAACTGCAGAATTATAGAGATGAGATACATAATTATAGTTACACTTATGTTTACTAATCAATGTCTGCACCTGAGCAATGAAAGATATATCAATTGGAACATTATGTTTATGGATTAACTTATCTAGCTCAATCCTAGGGTATAACATATTCATATCTGTATCACTCCCTGTATAGTTAAGAAAAGAAAGATGAAACTTATTACACTTGCAATTGCTAATATTTTGTTAATCATTTTGATCGTCTCCTATTTTGATCGTCTCTTTGGTGTTGTAATAAAGCTAGTAAATATTATGACCGTCCTCTACACCTAGCAGTCGTACTTGGTTTTGTTTGTCTTATAACATCTCAACTTGTTGAGATATTAATCCTGAGCGAAGCGAAGGTTTTTTTTAGATAAAAAAATACCCTCACAAAATGTAAGGGTATTAAGAAAGTTAAGAAGTTTTTAAGACTTCCTCAAGGGCAGGGACTTCAACCTTGATACCTCTGGCTTTTAATCTTTCTAAGCCTTCAAGCCTTGACGCTGTCGCCATCTGTTTCCCTAACAATTTCTTATCAGCAGATGTATAAGGTCTGTATTCATCTCCAACATTTTCTTTGTAGATAATTTTTAATTCAGATATAAACTCTTCCATTTCTGTTATGCATTGTTCAGCGTTTGTCATTTGCTGATTCAATGAGTTGATATAATCTTCATGCGTATCTGTACAATTTGATGAGGTCACTGCCTTTGTAAGATTATCAGTAAGAGTTCCACCTAGATAATTATTTTGAGATTTAATCTGATATTCTATCGCACCAATTATAGCATGTGTTACCTTAGCTTGGCTTGATTGATTCAGAGAACCATTTTCTATTTGATACTGTGTAAGATTATCATTATCAAAGTTGTTAAGTAATGCGATTATTTCTGTTTTCATTTTATTTCTCCGTTTTAATAAAGGTGTTGTTTTTTAACTACACTTGAAAGACCACCTATTTCTCTTTCATGTCCATGATTTTACACCATAGCATACTCTAAAGTATGTCTGAAATGTAATAGTTTGTTACATTTGTGTTACACTTTCCCCTTTTCCTTCCTATAGACTGCCTTTAGATAAGCGTGTTGTTTGCTTATCGTCAACAGTATATAAGTAATTATTACGATTGCTATACTGCTCATCTATTTCAGATTGAGTATATTCTATCTTGTCTTCAAAAGAATAATATATATAATCACTATGGTCTACACCTTGTTCTAGATTAGGTTTATATTCTTTTAATGTATTACATTGACACTCTCGTAGTTCCACTAACTTCTTTTTATATTGCTTTACTAATAGATTGCTTGTTGATGTTAATAACATTTGATCGTCTCCTTAGATAATTAACCTACACTTTTGGTTCTTTCTTTTATTATTTTATCTATTATATTTTCACCCATAATATTTATTATATTGTTATTCATAATCAAGTAGTTATTATAGTAGTTAATAGTTCTATAGTCTCTATATAGGCACATGATTATGTCTATATGTAGTATCTAATCATCCTTTCACCACTATATATAGTATGTTAGAGTAAGTAATAGGGGGGTAGTATTTGATGTAGATGTTGTATTTATTATAGATACTAGATAATTATATCAGAGAGAGTTTGGGTTATTCTAGGGAAAGGTGTTGTTTTATATACCAAAAAAGGTAGTTTGGTAAGTTATCGAAGATAACTAAGTTGTTACATAGTTGTAACAGTTGTAAATAGTTCTTGACTTTTGTATTAAAATATGATATAATATTACTATAGGAACAAAGATTTATTTGTTTATGTTCCTCAGATGAATTTCTGAGTTATAGAGAAGGTAATTTCTTCTCCTCTAGGGATACGAAGAAATTCCCTAATAAGTAATTATTAATTAAATAAGTTCTTTAGAACGTTGTTCTTCAGAACATACATATCCTCTTAAGGAGAGAAGTATGGGTCGTAAGTCACTAGAAGTAATTAACAAGGAACGTATTAAATTAGGTTTACCTATCCGTAAACGTAAGAAGACAATATATAAGAAGAAGAACCCATATGGTTCAATACTACCACAGAGTAAGAAAGCTAGGGCACAAGAGATTCTTGCAGGAATGCTTCAAGTGTCAGGTACAAAAGTTGTTGAGAAGATTGTTAAGAAAGCTCTGGATGACGATGATAAAGACCAAGTAGTATGCCTTAAGATGGTTCTGGATAGAGTAGTACCAAGTGATTACTTAGCTAAAGCAAAGAATCAGGGGAATAAGATAGAGATTCAGATATCAGGAGTAGATTCTCCTGTTAACATAAACGAAGTAACCACAATAGAGGACGTAGATAATGGCGAAGAATGAATGGGCTAGAGATGCATTCCGTAAAGCTCAGAACTTAATGAGTAAAGGATATAATGACTTTGAACCAGCTACAGTAATTACTAAAGATGAACTAAGTAATCTGAAGAATACTCTTCTTGGAGATGATAAAGTTAGTAATGGTTATAGTGATTGGACTGATTTAGATAAAGAAGGAATATATAAAAACAATCCAATACTGGGACCAGACGTAAACAATCCATATGAACAAGCTGCAGAGAATGCTCTAGCTAAAGCAAATGATTTAGAAGCTGTTCCTAAAGCATACAATCCAGATGACCCAGATATAGAAGAATTTTCTTTAGAAGACAACCTAGCTGCAGCAGAGGATGACTTGGCTGGATTCGAAGACTTTACTTTTAATTCACTACAGAAATGGGAAGACACATTTAATACTGCAGATTCTCCAGCACTTACAGCACCACAAGCTAAACAAGGAGCTAATCTAGCTACTAAAGAACTTGATAAACTTAAGCAATCTCTTAAGAAAGCTAAAGATGAATCTAAAGAAAAAATACAAGATAGAATTGACCAAGTTACTTATTTAAAAGATAGATTAACAGGTTCATAGTGGACGAGTATAAAAGACTCTGGGATGGACTCTTAGCTGGATGGAATGACGTCAACTTAGATAAACCTTTTGCTAATAAGAATTCAGGTAGAGATGAAACTTCTCAAAAAGCATGGGATGCATACAATGTATATAAGTCTGCTGCTGAAGTAGCTCTTAAAGAAGGAGATATTGATACAGAACAGTTTAACTATATTAAAGGAAAAGCTGGAGCTCATCATGTTACAAACAGATATATAAATAGAGAAGACTTTCCTATGCTTCATCATTTTGGAGCTAATGCTCTAAATATTTTATACCAAGGGAACCAATCATTATTTAGTGACCAGCCCTGGTTTGATGCATTAGAAGATTATGTACAACAAGATGTAGGGGTAGAGTCAGAAGAACCTCTAGGTAAACCCTGGCAAGAGGTAGATGACTGGGTACAAAAGAATAAAGTAGATGACTCAACTCCAGGTTAAATTACATGAGAAGCAACGTGAAGTATTTGATGACCAGCATAGGTTTAGAGTTGTTGCTGCTGGTCGTAGGTTTGGTAAGTCTAGGTTAGCTGCTTGGTTGCTTCTTATTGAAGCATTACAGAGTGAAACTAAAGATGTATTTTATGTAGCACCAACATTCCAACAAGCAAAAGATATTATGTGGGGAGTGTTAAAAGATTTAGGACAGGATGTTATTCAGTCAGCACATGAGAATACATCTGTACTAACTCTAGTTAATGGACGTAAGATATATTTAAAAGGAGCAGATAGACCAGATACACTTCGTGGTGTAGGACTACACTTTTTAGTTATTGATGAATATGCAGATATTAAAGCTAATGTATGGGAACAGATACTTAGACCAGCACTAGCAGACGTACAGGGTAAGGCACTCTTTATAGGAACACCTAAAGGTCGTAACCACTTTTATGAGTTATATAAGTATGCAGAAAAGGGAACAGATGAGGATTGGAAAGAGTTTCATTATTCATCATATGATAATCCATTAATTCCTGCAACAGAGATAGAAGCTGCAAAAACTTCTATGAGTAGCTTTGCATTCAGACAAGAATTCCTTGCTAGTTTTCAAGCAGCATCAAGGGATATATTTAAAGAGGAATGGATAGAATATGGAGAAGAAGAAGATGAGCCTGCAAACGGTAATTTCTACATTGCAGTCGACTTGGCTGGATTCGTGGCTGTGGATAAAGAAGCAGGAAATAAAAACCGTAAACTGGATGAAACAGCAATTGCAATCGTTAAAGTCCATAGTGACGGGTGGTGGGTCAAAGAAATAAGACACGGAAGATGGGACATACAAGAAACATGTAAAGAAATCTTTAATGCAGTACAGAACTATATGCCAACTAAAATTGGTATAGAGAAAGGAAGTTTAAAGAACGCAGCAGCTCCCTACTTAAATGATTTAATGAGAGAGAATAATACATACTTCAGGATAGAAGACCTGAATCATGGTAATAGAAAAAAGAGTGAAAGAATTATATGGTCGTTACAAGGGCTATTTGAAAATAGGAAAGTTACACTTGAAAGAGGTGAATGGAATGCACCATTTTTAGACCAACTAACTAACTTTCCTAATAGTCAGTTACATGATGATTTAGTAGATGCTTTAGCTTATATACAACAGATAGCAATGGTAGAAGTATCCTATGATGATTTTGAACAAGAAGATTATGAAGCCTTAGATGCGGTTTCTGGTTATTAACTAAGAGGAATAAAGAATGGCTGACGATAAATATACACCTACAAATAAACTAGTATCATGGTTAGCAGGACACCTAGAGGATTGGAGAGAATCAAGAGATACCAATTATCTAAATAACTGGAAAGAATATGAAGCTCTTTGGAGAGGTGAATGGAGAGCTGAAGATAAAATGAGAGAATCTGAAAGAAGTAGGATTGTTTCTCCTGTTTTACAAGAAGCTATTGAAAACCATGCATCAGAAATAGAAGAAGGTGTCTTTGGTAATGGTGATGACTTATTTAGTATTGATGATGACTATATGGATAAGG